CCCAACTGATGAACAAGGCGGTCATTACAAAAGAGAACCTGATGTCTAACCCGAAGCTGGCCGAGACGCTGACTAGCTTAGGTGTAACGCCACCGATGAAGACTAGCCCAACTACGGGCAAGGAGACCTTCGCGTTCGCTAAGAACGACGAAGAATTTAAGGCACTGCTGGAGCATGACAGCCCGATTGTGCAAGCCATTGTGGCTGCGCGGTTAGGTGTAAAGTCTACCCTTGAGGAGACACGTACCGAACGGTTCATTACGATAGCCGAGCGCGGTACGTTGCCTGTGCCCCTACGCTACTACGCTGCACATACTGGGCGATGGGGTGGTGACGATAAAGTCAACCTCCAAAACCTACCCCGCAAGTCCCCACTGAAGAAGGCGATACTCGCACCAGAGGGGTATACCTTTATCGACTGTGACTCTTCGCAGATCGAAGCGCGAACCTTGGCGTGGCTGGCTGGGCAGGATGACCTTGTCGATGCGTTCGATAGAGGCGAGGATGTGTACAAGATCATGGCTTCTCGTATCTACGGCGTACCAGCCGACGAGGTAACAGATGACCAGCGGTTCGTGGGTAAGACCACTATCCTTGGTTGTGGCTACGGCATGGGTGCTGCCAAGTTCAAGGCGCAGCTAAAGACATTCAATGTCGATATGGAATTGGAAGAGTGTGAGCGTATCATCTTTATCTACCGCGCTACCTACCCCATGATACCAAAACTATGGCAAAAGGCTGGCCGTGCTTTGAAGGCTATGATGCGGAATGCAACGGCCCCGCTTGGTTGCGGTGAAGTCCTCACGGTGTGCGGTGCTGCCGGTATCAAGCTACCCAATGGCCTATCTATTAAGTATCCCAACCTGCGCCGCCGGAAGGACAAGGAGACAGGGGATTTTGAGATGGTCTACGATACCAAGAAGGGCCAAGCAGCTATACCTACGCGCATATACGGTGGTAAGGTCGTCGAGAATATATGTCAGGCTTTGGCCCGTATCATAATCGGTGAGCAGATGCTGATGATTGCACGGAGTTATCGTGTGGTGATGACCGTGCATGACGCAGTGGGGGTGATTGCCCCTAACGAGAAAGCCGCAAAGGCGCGGCAATTTGTAGAACAATGTATGCGTATGCGCCCCAAGTGGGCAACGGCACTGCCGTTAAACTGTGAGAGCAAGATGGGAGCAAGCTATGGCGGGTGAGTACGCAGTAAAAATAAGCATTCGTAACGGGTTGATCCTGCGGCGGATGAAGGAGCTTGGTATTAAAAGCCAAATGGCGTTAGTGAAATTGTCAGGGCTAGGAGTGCATGAAGTAAACTCACTTATTTGTATGCGCAGAGCACCTAAAAACAAGATCACGGGAGAGTGGCTTGATGATGCCTACACGTTGTCATCAGCCCTTAGGGTAGAGCCAGAAGAGCTATGGACTGAGGCGCAGAGTAATATGGCATTGCGGAATAACACCCGCGAGATCAACATGGACGAGGAACAAGTTAAGCAACTTGCCACCGATGGCGGAGTTGAGCGGTTAGTGTTGCAGAACGAGCGGGTCAAAGCCTTAACCAAAACCCTCAACACTCTTTCACCCCGTGAAGAATATGTAGTACGCCGTAGGTTTTTTGATGACGACATCCTTGACGACGTAGCAAAGGACATGGGGGTTAGTCGTGATCGTGTGCGTCAGATCGAAGCAAAAGCCCTACGTAAACTAAGTCACCCTTCGAGGGGGTTGAAAAAGTATATTGATGTCGCACCCTGCGACAATGAAAAAAGACCAGTAGAAGGAGATGGTATCACATGGAGACCGAACCGCATGGCGTGGGACCGCATGACGTAGTGAAGCTGCTACTCGCACGGGCGGAGAGCCATCCCGAAGAGTTTAGGTTAAAACAAGGCCGGTATCATAGCCGATGGTTTGACCACATAAACGCGGTAAATGCCTACGGAAACGAGGCCGACAAGGCTGCACTCAACGCAAAGCTACGCGACATGCGGCTGAGCGAAATCCACGAGCAGGTGATGGACGAGCTTTGCAACGGTGACGAACGCCGCCGCATAGAAAATGAAGAAGCTAATTACGAACGCAAAATAATATCAGGAGTAAAAAAATGAGTGAGTATAAATTTACCCAAGACTGGTTTCATTGGGCACCAGAAGTCTGGAGCCAGCTTACCCCTATGCTACCGGAGAGTAAGTCATTTCTTGAGATCGGTTCCTTTGAGGGCCGCAGCGCGGTTTGGATCATCGAGAACATGATGAACAAGGGTGACTGGATTGACTGCGTGGACACATGGAAAGGTGGCGAAGAGCATGGTAATGGCGAAATGCTTGGAGCCGAAGAGCGGTTCGACCATAATATTGAGCAAGCTATCTCCCCCAACCGGATAGAACAACGCCGCCCCGAAATGCGTTTAGGTCACACAAGCTACTACGGTACCAACAAGCACGGTACCGATGTGAAGGTGTACAAATATAAGTGTAGTTCCACCGAGATGCTTAGCAACAAGCTGAGTTTCCAAGTCGGCGTGGTAAAGCCGGAGTACGTACCGATGTATGACTTCATCTACATTGACGGATCGCATACAGCACCGGACGTTTTAACGGACGCTTGTATGGCTTGGCCGTTGCTCAAGCTTGAAGGGTTTATGGTGTTTGATGACTATGCGTGGGGCAACCCCCGCGATGCACTGCACCGCCCAAAGATTGCAATCGACGCTTTCACCACCATCTTTGGTGAGACAGCAGAAATCATCCACGTTGGATACCAACTAGTAGTACGCAAGAAAGGATAAGGATATGTTTGATTTAATTAGTTTAATTGTCGGTGCCTCAAGCGGTTTTATCTTGGGTATATTTGTTACCATGACTCGCACTGGACAGATCAAAGAAGAAAATGAAAAGCTAAACGCTGAGCTTCACAAGCTTACGGACCGAGATAGCCGTGGCCGTTTCAAAGGCGGTAAGTAGTGCCAACAGTAAGTAGACCTAAACGGGTCTGGACACCTGAGAAGGACGCCCAGCTGCTGGCTTACTATGAGCATGGCTTGAGACCAGCTTACATGGCTGAGCAAATGGGGCTGACGATTGCTTCAGTGGAAGGCCGATACAGGAAACTAAAAAAGAAAGCACAGAGCAATGACTGAAGAGAAACGACCTAAGATTATGATTGCCACCCCTATGTACGGAGGCATGTGTACTGGCATGTATGTGCTGGGTTTACTCAGTACCATGAACACGATGCGTGAACTGAAGATTGAGGTGCGCTGGGCACACCTTACCAATGAGAGCCTTATCACCCGTGGCCGTAATGAACTTGTACGTAGTTTCTTAGCCACAGACTGTGACTACCTAATGTTCATCGACGCTGACATTGGCTTTGACGGACAGGCTATTGCTCACCTGCTGGGCGTGGATGATGATATCGTATGCGGTATCTACCCCAAGAAAGAAGTAAACTGGGATAGCGTCAAACGTGCAGTAGCCGCTGGCAAAGAAGATATACAAGATCATGCAGGTGCCTTCGTGTTCAACATGGTGGGTGGGGGACACGCTGAGACTGACGAGCGCGGTACAATCGAAATACGGCATGGTGGCACAGGCTTCATGCTAATCAAGCGTGGGGTGTTCGATCATCTTGCGCCTCACGTACCGACCTACCGGACATCGTCGTTCATTAGACCGGACGGTGAGTATGATAAGCCACTGACGCACGAGTACTTTGCCACAAGCATTGACGAGAGTGGTGCGCTGCTGTCGGAAGACTACCACTTCTGCGAACTGTTTCGTAAGCACGGGGGGAAGATATACGCCCACCCCTTCGTGAAATTGGATCACGTTGGGACATACACCTACAACGGGGACATTTTGAAATCGGGCGGCAATCTAAAGTAAGGAGCAAATAAAATGCCTAAGATAACAACACTTAAGTTTTCCCCATCCGAGTACAAAACTAAGGCCGAAGCAGTCCTAGACCTGCTTAGAAGGGGTCTGTCTGTAAAGGAGATTAGAAACCGTATGGCAGTCAGCGAGAGCTACATCTACTTAGCTAAGAAGAAGCTGCTAGAAGCAGCGGATGAAGCGGTGGAAACGGTGCGACAGACTGCCACAGAGCACACCAACAAGGTCAGAGAGATGATCGAAGACTGGAGGGCAGAGGCAGAGGAAGACTGGAAGGCAGAGGCGGGGGATGAAGCCATAATCGAGGCCGCGGCGGCTCTCAAAGAAGCTTGTACCTTTACACCTAAGAAAGAAGGGGTAGATGTAATCCTTGACGCACGGGGTAATAACTACGGTGCTTTCCTTGACAACGCACGGATTACGCAGCGGCTCAAGGCGGTGGCTCATCAGTTTGCTGGGCAGAATAACAAGACCTTTGATGCCGACCAAGCCGAAGCACTGGATATGATATTCACCAAGATAGGGCGTATCCTAAATGGTGATCCAAATCATACAGATAGCTGGATTGATATAGCGGGGTATGCTACGTTAGTGGCTGATCGTCTCCAAGGAAAAGCCAGATAACATGACAGCGTGGTCCTATAGTAGCATCAAGACTTTCGAGCAGTGTCCGAAGAAGTACTTCCACCTCAAGGTTGTGAAGGACATCAAGGATGAGCCGGGAGAAGCCGCTGATTACGGGACCGCAGTACACTTAGCTGCCGAAGAGTTCATCCGAGACGGCAAGCCTGTCCCCGATAAGTTTGCTTATATGCGACCTATTGTGGAACGGCTTGCCGGTTTCTCCGGTGAGAAGCGTACCGAGATGAAGGTAGGTGTTAGGAAGACGGACACTGGCTACGAGCCTACCACCTTCTTTGCTAAGGACGTATGGTATCGTGGCATCATTGACTTGCTGATTATAGATGGTGAACGTGCGCACCTGCTCGACTACAAGACGGGTAAGAATGCCAAGTATGCCGATATGAAACAGCTTGACTTGATGGCTGGTGCTATATTCGTACACTACCCGCAGGTGCAAGAGATTAAATCCGGTCTGCTATACGTCGTATCAAATGAGTTCCCTAAGAAAGTACACGTAAGGGAGAACATGGATCAGTATCTGTCCGTGTTTGATACGCAGCTTGAGAACCTTAACGATGCGCTTGAGAACGGCGTGTTCAACCCGAAGTCTGGCCCTTTATGCGGCTGGTGTCCTGTGGTAGAATGCGCGCACTGGAGACCTAAGAGGAGACGGTAATGCCCTACAAAGACCCCAAGGATCGCAAGTATACAGGCGCTTCCGCAGCCTACGGAGCGCAGCCGGAGCAAAAGAAGAACCGCGCAGCGCGTAATGCCGCTCGTGCTAAAATGATGAAGGCCGGTAAGGTTAAGAAGGGTGATGGTAAGGACGTTGCTCACAAGATGGCCTTCGACAAAGGCGGATCAAACAAGACGGGTGTGCGCGTAGAGAGCGCATCATCTAACCGTTCTTTCGCTAGGGATAGCAAACGCAACCTTGTATCCGAGGTTAGCAAGCGGGAGCGCAAGAAGCGTGGAGATAGTTGAAAACAAAGCGTTGCTCATAGAGACAACGGAACCCAACCTGATTACCGACAGCATAAAAAAGAGCGCGGTAGTTTCAACCAACGGGAGCAAATACAAAGTGCTAGTTAGATGGGGGCTAGAGGAAGCCCAAACCCTTGCTGTGCTTGAGCACAAGGACATACCCTCACCGATCTTACGGGATTACGCATGGACTGGGAAGCTCACTCCGTTTGAGCACCAGAAAACAACATCGTCTTTCTTGACGTTGTACGACCGCGCCTTCTGCTTCAACGAGCAGGGTACAGGTAAGACGGCCAGCGTCATCTGGGCAGCAGACTATTTGATTAAGCGCAACGAGATTAAGCGCGTCCTCGTTCTTTGCCCGTTGTCAATCATGAAGTCAGCATGGCAGCAGGACTTGTTTAAGTTTGCTATGCACCTTTCATGTGGCGTGGCTCACGGTGACGCTAAGACCCGTAAAAAGATTGTCGCCGCTGGTGCAGAGTTCGTCATCGTTAACTTTGATGGGCTGGCTATCATCAAGGATGATATCATAAACGGTGAGTTCGACCTGATCGTAGTAGACGAAGCGAACGCGTACAAGAATGTGCAAACCAACCGCTGGAAGGTACTGAACGAGATCGTCAAAGAAACTAAGCCCCGGCTGTGGATGCTTACTGGTACGCCAGCAGCACAAAGCCCGTTGGACGCGTACGGTTTGGCAAGACTCGTAAACCCAGAGAAGTCGCCGAAGTACTACAGCCACTTCCGTGCCGAGACGATGTATCCGGTAACGAAGTTCAAGTGGACACCTAAACCCGGCTCCGATGTTTATGTGCATAAGATGCTACAGCCAGCCATTCGGTTTGAGAAGAAAGACTGCCTCGACCTACCGCCTGTGACTTATCTGGATCGTGACGCACCCCTCACCACGCAGCAAGCCAAGTATTACAAGCAGCTTAAGACTGAGATGCTTCTTGAGGCAGCGGGTGAAGAAGTCAGTGCAGTGAACGCAGCGGTTAAGATCAACAAGCTACTCCAGATAAGCGGAGGTGCGGTGTATTCGGACACTGGCGAGGTCATAGAGTTCGATGTGTCCACCCGCTTAAATGTTGTGCTGGAAGTTATTGCAGAAGCCACTAGCAAAGTGCTGGTCTTCGTGCCGTTTACGCACACTATCGAATTGCTACAGGCCAAGCTTGAAAAAGAAGGCATCACCTGCGCGGTCATCAACGGCAAGGTTCCGGTCAACAGGCGCACTGATATCGTCACCGAGTTTCAGACCAAGAAGAACCCCCATGTGCTAATCATCCAGCCACAAGCTGCATCGCATGGGCTTACCCTTACGGCAGCAGACACAATCATTTGGTATGCCCCGGTGACAAGTGTCGAGACCTATCTACAAGCCAACGCCCGTATTGATCGTCCCGGCCAGAAAAACGCTATGACTATTGTGCACATACGAGGCAGTGAGGTTGAGGATAGGTTGTACTCAATGCTGCGTGGCAACATAAACAACCACGAACGTATCATAGATTTATATAGGCAGATGACGGAGGAATGAAATGACTGAGAATACAATGTTTGAGCGCCCTACAGTATTTAAGTTTAAGTTAGGCGACCGCGTCGGGGTAAAAGACCACTTGCACCTAAGAGCCACAGGCTGCACCAGAAAGGCGTACAACATAACTTACCCTGCTGGGTTTATGGTGGTGGACTTGGTGAACGGCATATACGGCCCTGACTACCAGTGCGAACCACTTATCCCGACGAGTCACTCTAGGGCGATGTTTATTGAAGAAAAATATCTTAAAGAGCTTGACACTGTATAGTAAGAAGTTCAAAGCAGAAGACCAACCATAAGGAGCAAAACATGGAAGAAGAAGAAGTAATACCGGCTGATAAGCTGGTAGCAGTTTACCGTCGAATACGTTCAGCTATCGAAGACCTCGAAACAGAACATACTAAAGAGGTCCAAGTCCTTAGGGACAAGCTTGACATGGTATCCGACAAGCTGCTTAAAATATGTAACGACCAAAACCTAGACAGCCTTCGTACTGCGGAAGGCACCGTGACACGGCGGGTTAAATCTCGCTACTGGACCACGGACTGGGCCACTATGTACAATTTCATCAAGACTAACGATGCCCCGTTTCTCTTAGAGCAACGTATCCATAACGGGAACATGAAGCAGTTTCTTGAAGAAAACCCAGAACAGCACCCTGCTGGATTACAGATTGATAACAAGTACGCTATCACTGTACGTAAACCGTCTAACAAGTGAGAGACACCATGAGCAATATTACAATATTTGAAGAGCAAAGTGGCTTGATAACCGTCAAGCGTGAGTCGCGGTTGGCTGACAAGATTAGTTCCGGCACCAGCTTGCGTCGTATCCAGACCAATACCAACGGTACCTTTAAGCGTATCGTGGGCGGCGAACAGATCGGTAAGGCTGTCCCGCATGAGATTAACATCATAGTCGTTGATATGCTTAAGGAAGTATCACGTGAGTACTACGCATCTGACTATGACCCAGATGGTAAAGCTTCACTGCCTGATTGTTGGTCCCCCGATGGCCGCACTCCAGATGCCAAAGCACCTAATAGGCAGGGTTCTGGCTGCGCTTCATGCGATATGAACATTGATGGTTCTGGTTCTAAAGGCCGTGGTAAGGCTTGTCGCTTCAAGCGCCGTATCGCCGTACTTGTTGAGGGTGACCCAACTGGGGACATCTACCAGATGAGCTTTGCTGCTAAGTCGCTATTCGGTAAGGGCGTCGGCAACGAGCATCCGTTCGAGAGCTACTGCAACTACCTCAAGGCTAACGGCGAAGCACCGGACACGGTGGTGACCAAGGTCATGTATGACCTCGACGCTGACACGCTGACTCTTAAGTTCAAGGCAGTGCGCCATCTGACACAAGACGAGTCCGACCTAATTGATACTGCTTTTGCCAGCGGCGAAGCTCAGCGTTACATCCAGCTTACTACTTCCGAAGTTGATGGGGCCAAGGCACAACCAGTAAAGGCCATCGCAGCCCCAAAGGCGACGATGTTTGACGCACCAGAAGAGGAAGAAGCAGAACCGGTCAAGCGTGCTGCTAAGAAGCCTGTTGTTGTCGATGCTCCCGTGGAGGATAAGGACCTCTCGGACCTGCTTGGCGAATGGGCGGAGGACTGACCTATGTCGCAAGGCTACACAATAAAAGTAGCTGACGCGATCAAGAACGCTGACGGTAACTTACTAGGGGTAAAACTTGGGCGCGTTTGCCTGAATCGGGATATCTCGGTTCAGGAAGCCGCTCGTACCTTAGATGTTACTCGTCAGACGATATATCAGTGGTTCTGCGGGGATACGAACCCACAAGCGCATCATCTTGACGCGATGCTAAAGTGGATGGACGACCTCGGCGAGACTACTGAGTCTTGATTTTCAGCAAGAGAGATCAACCGGCGGGCATTGCCCGCGATAGTGGACTATACAATGAATCACGTAGACCTTTTGAGTATCGTGCAGCCAGCTAATGGTTGGTTTGCCGTACTCGGTATCAAGGGTGAGCGTGACGTAAGACAGAAACTTGTAGCTACTAGGGAAGAGGTAGACACCTATACAGAGCAGTACGTTGCGGAAGGTCGCAACGTATTCTTCGGCGTCGCCAAATATGAGACGGGGCAGAACAGGCAGAAGGAGAACGTAAAAGCTCTCCGATCATTCTGGGTAGACATTGACTGCGGTGTTACAAAAGCCGTTGTTAGTGAAAAGACGGGGAGGCCAGACGGCTACATCGACCAAGACGCAGGGGTAGCCGCACTTCGGCAGTTCTGCAAAACGGTTGGGTTGCCAATACCCCTCATCGTTAACTCAGGGCGCGGTATACACGCATACTGGCCATTGACCCAAGACATATCCCGCCAAGAGTGGGAACCAGTAGCGAACAGACTTTCTGCACTATGCGTCGTGCATAACTTTTATGTAGACCCCGCCGTGTTCGAGGTAGCGCGTATCCTGCGTATACCGGGCACATTCAATTTTAAGGATAACCCGCCCAAGCAGGTGACGGTGCTTTCTGACGCCGATCCGGTAGAGTTCGAAGAGTTCCGTACCGCACTTGGGGTTGAAGCCCTACGTGAAATGGCTGTGCCTGAGCGGCGCAAAAGCAACATCTCCGAGAAGCTACAGGATAATAACGTATCCCGTTTCTCCAAGATCATGCGGCGCAGTGCGAAGGGTGACGGGTGCCAGCAGTTGTTAGCTGCCTATGAGGAACGAGCTTCGCTACAAGAAGTCCGGTGGTTCGACGCGTTGTCGATTGCCAAGTTCTGCGTAGACAGGGACACTGCGATACAGAAGATGTCCTACGGGCATCCGGACTACGACCCAGACAGGGCGGTGGATAAGACCAAGCATATCACAGGCCCACACAACTGTGCGACCTTTGAGCGCAATAATCCCGGGGGCTGTTATGGCTGTCCCTACTTGGGTAAGGTTAAGAACCCCATCGTGCTGGGCAGGGAAGTAGCAGAAGCTGAGACGGAAGATGGAAACTACATCGTCCCTGAGGACGGTGAAGCCGATGTGCCAATCGACTACCGTATACCTGAGTACCCGTTCCCGTTCACACGGGGTAAGAAGGGTGGCATCTACTTGAAGCCAGAAAAGGATGAGGAGACCCCTGTCCTTGTCTACGAGCACGACTTATATCTGGTGAAGACTATGACCGACCCCGAAGAGGGTGACGTATTAGTCATGCGGTTGCACCTACCCAAAGAGGGTGTGCGCGAGTTCATTATCACGCAGAAGCAAGCTGTGGGAGATGCAGGTGAGCTTCGTAAAATGCTGGCTATGAAGGGCGTAGCTGCCACTGAAAAGCAATTTAAACAAATCATCTTGTTCGTGACCATGTCACTCAAGGCGATACAATATAAAAGAAAGGCAGAGCTTATGCGTATGCAGTTTGGCTGGGCTGATAACGACACCAAGTTTATCATCGGGGACCGCGAGATTTGTTTCGACGGTATATTCCATAGTCCGCCGTCATCAACAACACGTGACTGGGCTACGAACCTACACGCAGAAGGTTCCTATGAGAAATGGCAGGAAGTCATTAACCTATATGGGCGTCCGGGGTTAGAGCCACATGCGTTTGCTGTGCTGACTGCGTTCGGGGCACCGCTCTTCAAATTCACAGGGCAGTCGGGTGCGATCATAAACGTCATCCACCCTACATCGGGCACAGGTAAGACCACCCTACTACATGCAACGAACAGCGTATACGGCCACCCCAAGGACTTATGTGCAATCAAAGGGGATACTGCCAACGCTAAGACGCAGCAGCTTGGTGTCTTCAATAACCTGCCGTTCTGCGTGGATGAAATTACCAACATGACAGGGGCGGGGCTGTCAGAAATGTCTTACAATATGAGCCAAGGGCGGGGTAAACACCGCATGAAGGCATCATCCAACGAGCTTCGTAAGAACACCACGACGTGGCAGACAATCAGTCTCTGCTCGTCCAACGCTTCTATCTACGAAAAGTTGAACCTGCATAAAAATCATCCCGACGGCGAGATGATGCGCCTACTAGAGTATAAGATTGAGACCACCGACGCTATCCCAGTTGACTACGCAAAGCAGATGTTCGACTTCCAACTGCTCGAAAACTACGGCCATGCTGGGCCTATCTATATCCAGTGGGTAATAAACAATCTCGAAGACGTTAAGCGTACACTCAAGGTTGTGCAGGAAAAGGTTGACCGTGAATTGAAGTTGACACAGCGGGAACGCTTCTGGTCTGCCAAGTTGGCGGCTAACCTAACTGGCGGTATGATTGCCCGCCGTCTCAAGATTATCGACTGGGATATGCAGCGTATATACGCGTGGGCAACAAGTATGGTCATTGATACACGGGAGGATGTAGACGCACCTAATATCTCTACGATGGCGATACTGGGTGACTATCTCAATCGGAATATCCATAACATCCTTATTGTTAACGATGGGGTAGATAGCCGTTCAAACTTGGAGTTAGGTCCTGATCTCGAACCCAGAGGTGCGCTCTATGCTCGGTTTGAGCCAGATACCAAGCGCCTATTTGTGGATCACAAGCACTTCCGTGAGGACTGCATCAAAGCGCAAATCAACTATAAGGAAATCATCAAGGACTTTAAGAAGTGTGGGGCGTATATACGCGTGGGCAACAAGCGTCTGTCCAAGGGTATGGCGATAACGACCCCATCCGTATACTGCATCGAGTTCGATACCAGCGTGGGTGAGTTCCTTGATATGGGTGTCTTCGTACCGGAGAATGAGGATGCAGATTGAGGGTGTCACCTACGATGTAAACTGGAAAGCCTTCAAGAAAGGCACAGATATCTTCATCCCATGCCTAGACCCAAGAGCAGCAAAAGCACAACTGCTTGTGGTCACAAAGCGCCTCAGACTCAAGGTGTTGATAAAAGTTACGATCCAAGATGGAATTAGGGGTTTACGTGTCTGGCGTTTGTGAGTATATGTGCCCCCGCAAGTTTTGCTCCTTGCAAGGTTGATACCTCTCTGCCCCCCATCGGACCTATCCCGGTGGGGGGTTTTTATTGCCCGATACCCAGCATCTTAACATATTCGGACTCAAGCTGGTCAAGACCCATGCCCTGTACGTCATACTTTGCTTCTGCTACAGAGCCAGTCAACGACCTGTACATATTGGCGTAGGAGATACCGTAGTACGGATTCCCAACCTTCCTGTTGTAATCCATGATATCTTCGACTGCCGCACGTGCTTTTTCTTGCCCGTCTTCGTCACCGTTCTGTATGCGGCGCACCGCTTGCTTATAAGCATCGAGCAAATCGGTCTTCTGAGTTTCTAGGTCCTTCCTGCTGTTCAGTATGTCACGGTTCTGCTGCTGCACCTTTGCAACCTGCGTAGGGTTAAACCCTAATGCGGCACCGATAATCTCGGCGTTGCTCATCTCTTCCGCCGCCAGCTTTATCTTCTCGTTCTGGGTACGCACACCCTCCGTAGAAAGCCTGTAAGCTTTGATCGGCGCACGGACCATAGCTGGAAGGCCAACCTCAAGACCTTTAAGCACGTTACCCTTGGCCATTTCTTCACCCATGGACACAATGTTGAGCGATGCAGACGCACCGGGGATGTTCTCCACCAACGCGTTGTTGACCTTCTGCGTCCATGTGTCCGCGTCTTTAGGTGCACGGAACCACATACCCGCAAGGTCTAGCGATACACGAGAGCCGAAGTTCCACCCTGTTGCTTCTGATACGGCACCGTTCAGGATGATATCACTTAGGTTGATCTTCTTATCACCTTCAGCCGTAACCGTGGGTGCACCGAAGTGCTCAGGTAGCCACTCATAGCGGAACTGCATCTCGACGCTGTCGGCAGTTAATGGGTTCTTTAGCATCCGCTTCCTACGGTCTTCGTCATCGTCGGTTGCGTCTTGGAGCGCTTGAAGCGTCATCATACCCAACGAGTATAGCGGCAGACCGACCACACCGCCCATCAAGAAGCCCATACCCAGAACGCCTGTCATTTCTTTCATAGCAGCAACTCGCTCTTCGCGGGGTGTCTTACCACCAAAGATAGCCCGTGTTGCCTGCACAAAGAAGGTCGTGGTGATAATAGAGTACTGCTTGAACAAGAACAAAGCCCGGGCAAGCTCGCTACCCTTCATTACTGGGGGCCGGTTAAGGTTGGTGTAGTTACCCAGCGTGTAGTTCACGGTGTCCTTGGCGGCGATAATAGCTTTGTTTTGCCGCTCCTCAGGAGATAAACCTGCGTCAGCCAGCTTGTCATACTCAAGGTCATACGTAGACATGAACGCTATTTCACGGGTCAACTGCTCCGAGGTATCGAACAGGTACGTCATAGCGTCGTAGGACTTTTGCAGAAAACTTGAAAGGCCACTCTTCGCAGCACTCTGCGGAGTGCGCTTATCACCCATAAGAAATTCCGACAGCGGCATAATTAATCCATACTCGTCCGTCGCACGGGTTAGTGCATCACGGTGCCGCCCACTGTTCTTGACGATGTTTGACTCCATAAGGGTCGCAGTACGGTAGGTCTTACGTTCGCCCTTCTCCTTGCTTTCAAACTTAGGCATGTTCTTGAATACGTTCATATACCGACCCATAACACGGGCTGTATTAGCCATACCGTACTTACCCCAGAGGTTAGGAGCTACGCGCATAGGTAGAGCAGTAACCTGCACGAGTGCAGTAGCCGGGGCAGTTAGGAACGATACGAACGCAAGCTGGTTTGCCCAAGGCACGATCTTATTTGCAAGGCTCTTAGGC